GTATAAAACCTAGTGTGTTAGGTCGTTTCTTGGAGGGAGTAAGAACAGTTCCTGGTTCAAGATCGAAGCTAAGCTCTGAGTCAGTCTCAACTTCGCTGATTTCCTCGGATGTAATCGCCAAACGCACATAACGTTTGTTTGCGTTAGCTGTAGTGCTAGGAAGTCCAAGGCCCTGATTTTTAACTTTATAAGAGTAAATAATAATGACTTCTTCTACTTCACCATTTAAGTCGTGATAAACCCGGTATTGATTTTTATTGAAAAAATAAACCTGGTACTTCAATTTTGGATCAGGTCGGAAGTAAAAAAGACCACTTCCGTCAATTAAAAAATTCCTGATGATAGCAGGAAAACGAATATCAAGTCTATTGAGAGCTATGATATCTTGCAGGAATCTTGTACGCCCCTTGAACGTATCTTGATCACAATAGAAAGCAAGACCCTTCTTAATCATAAGAAGAATCATTTGCTGTAAATGACTCAAAACAACCATCGTGGATGATTGACTACTTCGATCTTGAGTGCGGGACGCCTCTAAGATCTCATTAAATCTAGTTCGAGTCTCTGAAGAGGTAGACATCTGTACGCACGGGATAAACAGAACCTTTTAAGGTTCATTTTTTAGAGCTATTTGCTTTTGCCTTACGGGCTTTAGCCAGAGCTCGTTCACGAGTCTCCTTTTTACTCTCTTGACCTTCTCCTTCAGAAGATTCTTTCTCTTCATTCTTTTTCTTGAACTTCTCCAAGAGTTCGGGAGGCATTTTGTTAGCCATCGGGAAAAAGATACTCTTTTACTCTTTTTAGTTTAACTGCTTCCTTAGGCAAATCTTCAACAGGATACGAAGTCAATAGGTGGTCCTCTCGCCCCAACATATCCGTTTTACCTTCCTCAGGTACAAAGTCCTCACAGAGTTTCTGTACTTCAGGCTTATCCCAAATGTAATACTCAGCAATCGAGCGGAGTTTGAGCTTACGTTTTTCGGCATCACCCATCCAGGAAAGATGCCAACCGGCGTCTCGGACACCAAAGTATCGGTTCTCCGTGGACGCCCGCATAGAAGATAAAGTTCCAAATGCTTTTAATTTTTCAACAGTCGACACAACACCACACCTCCAATCAAACAGCTCACCTTTAGGCGACATCAACTGCCTGTCTGCTCTGCCGTAGTGCATGCTCATACTGAGACGCACGATTTTATCTTTCTCTTCTTCAACTACTTCAAGTAGTTCAGGGAACTTAGAGGGGTTAGCGATTTCATCACAGTCACTACAGATGAAGACAGTATCATCCGGCATCATGTGGAGGCCAACGCCAAGAGCATCACGTTGCCCACGTTCACGAACCCATGGATCTGGTGCTTCTTCATAAGAAGGAAGCTCACAGTGAAGTACTTGAATCTTCTCCTCAGGAAGACCAAGTTCACGAATTGCGTCTAAACATGTAAAAGGTTTTTCTTCACCGCGGTGTGTACGGTTCGCGTCTGTAATTAAAAATCCGTCTACGTGATCTTCAAGAGTTCGAATACGAAGCTCTAAAAGCTCCTTTTCGTTAAAATATGTAAACGTGTCGATCAGCATCTGACAGTTCTAACTGCCAACATACTAGCCGCGATCTGCTAAATATTTAGAGACTTTGGCACGAGCCCTAACTACAGAGTTTTCAGTTGGCTCTGGAACATCATCGTACTGATCAGATGGAGGAGCGGGATTCTCAGGGTTTGGTGCGTAGTTCAGATCAGTGCGTTCATCATCGAGTTCCTCCGCAAAAGCTTCAGTAGAAGGTCTGTTCACACGACGCTGCTCATCTGCAGCTCGCATGTTCATGTCATACGCTTTAGAAAAACCAAAAGCTGCGCGGTCGTAAGCATTCATAGTTAGTAAAGGACGACTGCCCCTTCAATAGATCCGCCACTGATTGCGGTTAGTCCCCAATCGAGTTTTTGATCACCCACTAAATTTTCAACATGTAAAAATTGACCAGGGCCATCGTTTAGCTCCACATAGACGTCATCTTTGCCAGAACTAGCCTTGGCTTCTATAAACACACATCGACAGGTAGCAAAACGTTTCTCTCCATCAGCAGGTTTCCACAAAAAACCGCTTGCCATTGGAAGAGAATTTTGCTGTCCGTAGACAGTTCCAAAGGCTCGTATATCCATTACTAAAAATTGTTTAAATCAATCTTAGCTCTTTTTGTCCAATAGTCGATTTAAATACCAACCAGCTTTTGCTAGGTCTTCGTCTCCGTTCTTAAGTTTTTCACGAGATATATATTTTAAGATGTTGCCTTTACAGAACCCTCGAAATTCTTCTTCTGTTAAAACAGACTGAAGGTAGTCAATTGTCTCAATAGACCCGGAAGTGTAATGGTTAGGGTGATTTACCAAATCTTCTTTCATTTTTGGTTTTGAGGTGGCGGCAACTTTCACTCTGTACTCAAAGTCAGAAAAGACGGAATCCAAAAATTTCCGATATATCTAGAACGGAGCCTAGCTGCTGATTCAACTCGACGCTGTACTTTGTATCAAGATGTTCGAGCATAGCGTAAGGAGCTACTCGCAGTTTACCTTTATCAAGAATGACGGGAACCGCACGTTTGTGGTCTTGGCCGGGAAGCAAATTCTCAAAAGCAGTTCCTAAAGAACTTCTGTCAGCAATAGGCCAACAACGATGCTGGACTCTTTCAAAACTTTTTACAGGATCCGCACTAAAAGAAGCTACATATACATTTGCCATATCCTGATCTAAGATCATCATCCCCATGTAAGGATTGCTAAGTGTTACAAAACCTGCAATAGCATCGTTAGGTGTCAACACTGTCTCAGACACAAAATCAATATCGCCCCAGACTTTACGAGTTGGTACGTTCAGCTCGACAACTCTGTGATTATCAAACGGAACTGACTTTCCTTCAAACTTTTCAAACCTACAAAAACCAGGTTCTAAGTTAAGACTCTTGAGTCGATCTTTCCAGGAATGCCAGTAGAGAAAATGCTCACTACTGAAGAGCATGTCATTCTCTGTATAGATATAGTAGTCATACATTTTATTTAATATGGCTTGTTTTAGTAATGGTTTGTGAGCCCACGTCAGCGAGAACCCTTCATACTTCTTCTCAGCAACGACAACAGTGATGGAGTTCAGCTCGACGTTGGGTTTCAACAACTCTTCAAGAGCAATTTTATCTTCAGCGTGGTCGTTATCGATATAAATAAAAACATCTATAACTCCTGGTATTTCTGAATAACCTCTAAGAGTTTTTAACAGAACATCGAAGCGGTCAAGTGGGTTGTGAGCAGTGACAAAAATTAAAAATGAAGAGTTATTCATTAGTATTCCACCTGAAAATTACCTCTACGTTGCAGGAAACACATTAAGTGAGTGTATGCGTCAAGAAGGTCGTCATGCGACGTAGCACCAAGATTGATCAATTGATCAAAGAGCTGATCAAATTTTCGATAACGATTAAAAATCACCTTTTTATTTTCAAGCAGTCCCAACGTCCCTCTAAACCGAGAAATTTTGTCACCTCTGAAACCTTTCACTTCATTAATGTGCAGGTTACCAAGCCCCCACTCGTTCAACATAATCCGTTTTAAATCAGCAGATAGAGATGCTTGGTAAGCTACAGATTCAACAACCAACGTACATGTTGAGTATGTAGGAAAATACTGTCCTTCAGAGTTCTCCTGAAGGATCCCCCACTCCACAAGCATTTTTGCCAGCAAGTCTATTTTCTCCAGGTTTCCGATAGATCTGACTTGATGTGCATCGATGATGTAGTACTTATCTTTAAACCTTCCTCCAAGAACAAATGCTGTGTAATCAGAAGTTTCGTTCTTGCTGGCCGACAGGTCTATACCAATTGCCAGACTATCAAATTCAGTGATCACATCACCCTTGACCAAAAGGTCTGGTGACAGAATCAAATCCGATGTCATCACTGGTTGCTGCTGATACTGAAAAGCAAAAGCAACGGGGTCTAACTCTTTCTGGCCTTGTAGGTATTCAACACTCCACTGCTCGGGCCAGTAGCTGACTGCCTCTCCATCGTCATCATATGTAAGAGCTTCTTGCTGGACTTGCTTCCACCCTTTGCTGGGAATAAACATCGTTTTGTGAATATCGAGCGGATGAAAACGGGTACCTAGACAGATAGAACGACCACCTTCAAAAATAATTGGCGCAATAACCGAAGACCAGTTATTGTTCATTTCCGTCCTAATGGACGGGTTTTTAATGTCTGTACTTGATTTAATAGGGTCATCCACGATGACTAGGTGAGCACGTTTAGACGTGATACTTCCTCTAAGGCCAGCAGCTCTTAACGTAAATTCTTCGTCACCAACACGGCTGATGTCTGCGTAATCAAAGTCAATACTCCAGCCAATATCCGACTGCATACCAGACCGCAACTGGACTTTGGGAAAAATCTTTTTAAATGTCGAAGAGTCGATTATCTGTTTGATGATTCGACTCTTTGGAATAGCCGTGGCGATGTTGTAAGAGCAGTAAATAATTTGAAGAGGTAACCCCGCTGTCGTATGTCGCCCGATAATCCAAGCAGTAAACATGTTCAATACTGTTGATTTCGCGCTGCCACGTGGAGCAAGAATATCTAGGTTTGGTCCTGCGATATCTAAAAGGTATCGGTTGCTCTCACCAGTAATTAGGTGTTTATGCCACTCCAGCATATGAGCTGCTGGCGCTTTATCCATAATAGTACAGAATGTATGGAAGTCATCTGCTGCTCTTGTAAATATACTATCTAACTCAGGGTTCTCAGAGTTTATTGCTTTTGCAGCACGTAATTTAAGACTCCTACGATGTGCAAATGTCTCGCGACTAGGCATGTCTTTTTAAGAAGTGGCTTTATAGTGATATGAAAATTCTACTCGCCAAATGGCAAAAATTCTCTGGTACGGAGACATCCTGTCGAATACGGGATTCGCCCGAGTAACACATAGTATTCTGAAACATCTGTCGTCACAACATGAAATTGTTGCTTACGGTATTAACTACAATGGTGATCCTCATTCTCTTCCCTTCCGGGTATACCCAGCGGCCGCAGGAAACCCCTCTGATCGATTTGGAATCGGACGCCTTCCGCAGATAGTAGAAACAGAAAAACCGGACTTCATTATCTGTCTTAACGACATTTGGATCGTGAACCAAGTGTGGGAAAGGGTACACCTCCTAAAAGACAGTATCAAATTTAAATTTATTGCATACTTCCCAATCGACTCTGAATACTACATAAGCAGCCTGTTGCGGTATATCAAAGATTGGGACTTTGCGATCACCTTCTCCGTCGAACAGGCCAATCGCCTAATGAAGCAAGGCGTTAAGCCAAAGCTTCTTGGTGTCATTCCTCACGGGCTTGATCAAGGTAAGTTCTTTCCAATGGATAAAAG